TTCCTGGTTTTTTGGCTCTTAATAATTCAGTTTGGGCAAGTGATTCATCTACTGGTGCCAGTGACTTACCTGGTATGACTTTGAACGAACATGATTTGGTGATAGCCCCGCTCAACACCGAAGTGCCTTTCTACATTGCCGGACACAGAAGTCACAGTTCTCACCGTAGCCACAGCTCACACCGTTCCTCATCAGGTGGTGGTTACTATGGCGGAAGCACTCCTTACTATCCCAAAACATACAGCTCGCCAGGCACCTCAGACTCATCCAGTTCAGGAACTCGTTCGTCCTCGTCCTCCTCTGTCCGTTCACTTCGCTCTAATGACACAGATAGCACAACCACAACAAACTCAGCAGGAACTACAGGTGCCAATCGAGCGAGTAGCGGGCTAACTTCGGATACAGACAAACGTAAGCGGTTAATCATGAGGGTGCAATTCGCCTTACTCGATAAAGGTTTCTATAACGGCAACATCGATGGGAGTATGGGACCAGCCACAAGGACAGCAATCAAGAATTATAGGGTTGCGAATGGATTGCCTACTCCAGTAAGAGAAACTTTTGATACACAGTTGTTGAATTCATTGAACATCCTGGCCCGTTAAGAAAAATTAATTTCAAAATTAGTCTTTCAAATAATATTGATATTTTATTTTGAGAGAGTTTTAAGGGTTTAATTATTCATAATGTTATTTTAAAAAAGGAATTGGTCATGTGGTCGGATTTTGAATCAAGTGTTGACTATCTAAATTTCGGAGAAGTATCGAGTTTAGCTGTAGATATCTTAAAATCAAATAATATGTTGCCTGTATCAATTGGAGTTTTTGGCAACTGGGGTGCTGGTAAGTCATCATTGTTGAAAATAATTGAAAAGCAAATTAGTGATGAGGCCGGTGAAGAAATTTTGGTCGTGAATTTCGATGCATGGCTTTATCAGGGGTATGATGATGCCAGGGCTGCTTTGTTAGAAGTGATTGCAACAAAGTTAAATGAAGCGGCCCAAGGTGATGAGGGAGTTGTTAAGAAAACGTATGATCTCTTTAATAGAGTCGATAAAGTAAGAGCTTTAGGGTTAACAATTGAAGGGATAGCCTTAGCTCACGGTATTCCTACAGGTGGGCTTGTTTCAAGAGGATTAAATGCAGTTAAGGATGTTTTTAATAATGGAATAAACGAAGATAACTACCAAGATAGTATGAAGTCAGGGAGCGAAATAGCTAAATTAGGATTGATAAAAGATAAAGAGCTTTCCACTCCACCACAACAAATTAATTTATTTAGAAATGAGTATAATGATATACTGAAAAACTTGGATAAAAAGTTAATTGTATTTATTGATAATTTAGATCGGTGCTTGCCTCACAATGCAATTCAAACTCTTGAGGCGATAAGGCTATTTTTGTTTCTTCCTAACACTGCTTTTGTAATAGCCGCTGATGAGGATATGATAAGAACTTCCGTTTCTGAATACTTTAAAGGCACTTCTGCTAGGCATCATATCGATTATTTGGACAAACTGATTCAAGTTCCTATAAGAGTGCCGCGAACAGGTTTATTAGAGATTAGGTCATATCTTTTCTTACTCCATGCAGTAAATTTAGGAGTAGATGAAAATTTAGTTGAAGATCTTCGAATAGCATTGGAAGTATCACTACAAGAGTCATGGCATCAAGATCCGATGAAAAAGGAAGATGCACTTAAAATTTTAAAGTGTGAAGATAATATTGAGTTAGCAATTTCATTTGACCAAGTGGATCGGATAGCACCTATTTTCGCTACATCACCTATAATTCATGGCAATCCGAGAATTGTTAAAAGATTACTAAATGTCGTTAAAATGAGATCTAATATTGCAAGAAGAAGAAAAATATCTTTAGATGAGAATGTTATAACGAAACTAGTAATATTTGAAAGATGTGCTGGAGAAGAAGCAGCCAATGCATTGTATTCTATGATCGATACCAATAAAAATTACAACAAAGTTATAAGTAACCTTGAAAGCGAAAGATTAGTTGAACTCCCAGATTATGTTCCTCCAGCCTGGAAAAAAGATGAGTCTACAAGTGATTTTATTCTGAAATGGTTAGAGCTTGAACCAAAGTTAAGTGATAAAAATTTAAGGGCTGCTGTATATCTTTCTCGTGAGACTATGCCTGCGGGACATTATGTTATTGGTCTATCACCTAAAGCAAGAGATGCATTAGGTGTATTAGTATCTACAAAAAGAAAAAGTTCACAAGCAGCTTCAAAAGCATTAAAGGATATTTCTAAAGATGAGGTTATTCCAGTTATGGAAGGAATAATTGAGCATCTAAGAAGTATAACGGAATGGAGTAATCAACCAGACGGTTTTGCGGGTGCTGTTTTATTAGCAGATAGTAATTTAGAGGCAGCAAAAAGCCTTAAGAGATTCATAACTGGAATACATGAGCAGCCGCACTGGATGAATATGCTTCTTAAAAATAAAGCTTGGAATAATTAAGGATAAAAAATGGGCACATCTCAATCGAGTAAAGGACCTAAGAATGGAAATGAATTAGTTCCGCCTTGGGCTGATCAGTCACATAACGGTAAAAGCAACAATCTTAGTGGATTTAGAACATTATTTGGCCGATTTGCTCGTAACAGAGATGCAACGGCATTAAAAGGTGCATTAGGACGTTATGCTAGACAAGTTACAGGAGGTTCTGAATCTACTAATGCTCGTTTAGGGAATATCATCAATGCTGGCGGTGGTTTATTTGAATTATTAAGTGATGGTGTTACCAATGATCCTAATATGAATCCTTTGGTAGACCTTGATAGTTTCAAAGGAATGGAGTGTGAAGATGTAATTGCGAGAATATCACATTCTTTATCTGAAGGACTTGAAGATGCCGACAAAATTCAAACTGCCATGAATGATGCTTTAGTGGAAGCTTTGAATGGAAAGTCAGTTTTCGATCCGTCAGACATAACTGACGATGTAATCATTGAAACAATGATTTGTTATTTAACGGATAGCATTTTTTTACAAATCACAATGGATGCTGGTAAAGCATGGAATAATGCAGAGACCGCCAAAGAATTACAGGTAGCAGAAAATTCTTTACATCAACTTATTAGCGCCACCGTTGATAATATAATGGAGCCAAAGTTAAGTAATAATATACGAGTATTTTCCAAAAAAGACATAATAGCCATACAAAAAGATGTTGTAAGAGAAGTCTGGGATGAATGGAAAGGATATGAAGAATGAACATTTATATTAACTCTGATTATACAAAGTTACCAGCGGCCAACAAAGAAACTGTATCTGTTCAGATATATTCACGAGATGGTGTCGTTTCTAAAAATGGTAAAAGGCCAAGAGAAGACATTGCAACTATAGGTAAGCCAATTTACGATGCAATAAAAAGATTGGGAGTGACTATATCTGATGATGTAATGGATTTTTTAACAATTTCACTTGCTGTCACTGCTGCTGATACTTTTATTGAAAGAGATGTGTGTTTTGATGGTTGGACAAGAAATATAAATCTATCAGTTTCATTAATTAACCCTCAGGTATGGGATAATAATAAACCACTACTTGAAAAAGCATTACAATTTCTTAGTGGCGATGTTTGGAATCTAAATTTTGAGAAGGATGGTCCTAAACCACCACAGCCATTTAAAGCTGTTAACGGAAGGAGGTTGATAAACCTCAATGGATTAGATAGTGTATCACTATTTTCTGGAGGCCTTGACAGTGCAATAGGTGTTATAGATTTATTAACTTCAGGAAATAAGCCCCTACTGATTAGTCATTCGTATAAGGGGGATAAATCTAAACAAGATGCAATAGCCCGTAAAATTCAAGGGAAAGGCATTTTCTCCAGACTACGTTCAAGTGCAAATCCTATTGGCCGAGGTATCCCTAGAGATATCACAATGAGAACAAGGAGTTTAAATTTTTTGGCATTTTCACTCGTTGGTGCTTATGCGGTAAAAAAAGTAAATAATTATAATAAGTTGTCTATATTTGTTCCTGAGAACGGATTTATCTCTTTAAATGCACCTTTGACCTCACGGAGAGTCGGTTCTCTAAGCACTCGCACTACGCATCCATATTTTATCGAAATGATTCAGCAGCTTTTTGATAATGTAGGTTTTGGAGTTGAGTTAAATAATCCTTATCAGTTCATGACAAAAGGAGAAATGGTAAGTGGGTGCAAAGATTTTAATACTTTGTCTGCGATAATTGATTTTACAGTTTCATGTAGTCACTGGAAAAGAAAAAATAGACAGTGTGGGTATTGTGTTCCTTGTATGATTAGGCGGTCATCATTAATTCAAAGCAATTTGAAGGAGACGATTTCCTATCATCATGGCACATATCCAACCTTACGTGATTTTGTTAAAAATAAGAAAGATGGAAGGGATGATGTAAATTCTGTTTTATTGGCTATAGATAAATCAAAAAATAGAAAATTGAAATCTTGGATATTAAAGTCTGGGCGGCTTAATTCTTGTGATCTTGATAAATATGAAAAGGTTTTTTTAAATGGGTTGCTTGAAGTGGAAAGGTTTTTAAAAAGGGAAAAAGTGATTTGAAGCTTGATATGCATTGCCATTTGGATCTTTATAAAAATCCAAATGATATTATTGAAAAGTGTAATGAGAAAGGACTTTATGTCCTTTCTATAACAACAACTCCCAAAGCATATATTGGGACGAATAGGCTTGTTTCTAACAATAAGCGGATCAAAACGGCATTAGGTTTGCATCCCGAACTCGCGCATATTCGACACAAGGAGTTAGATATTTTCGACATGTTATTTCCTCAGGTTGAATATATCGGTGAAGTCGGTCTTGATGGAGGCAAAGATTATAAACAATATGTGGATGTGCAACTTAAAGTTTTCAAACATATATTAAAGAAAGTCCATCATGGAGGTGGGAGGATTATGTCGATACATTCAAGATCCTCAGCTACAGAAGTAGTTGATCAACTTAAGGGAATCGATGGCGTTCCTATTTTTCATTGGTTTACTGGTTCGGAATTAGAATTGAGAAATGCAGTTAAAATTGGTGCGTGGTTCTCAGTTGGTCCTGCAATGTTGAACTCTGTTAAAGGAAAGCGAATAATTGAACTCATACCCAAAGACAGATTATTGACTGAAACTGATGGACCATTTGCTAAGGTCTCAGGAAAGAGTTTATTTCCTTGGGATGTTGAAAAAGCCATTACTGGTATATCCAAGATATGGGGATGCGACCCTGAATATGTTGAAGCTAAAATAGAAGAGAACTTTAGGAGTATACTTAAATTTAAATAATATTTTATCGATCATTAAACATGATACAACACTGGGAAGAATCCCTTTCGTTAACCTAAGGCTATGACTTAATGATTTTTGGTTAAGTTAAATGATCCAATATTATTGAAGTAAAAGCAAAATTAATTTCAATGAAGTTTATTTATAGTGTTGAGATTTTTTATTTTTGAGTGTTTTTATCTCAGTCTTTTTAAGTCTAGATAAAAGAAATAATACTGAATTTTTATCGATATTGAAGCAAATTAAAATATTTAGGCCGCTTGTCAAAAATAGGGTGCTCAATGTGTTAATGAAATAAACGTGGTTGACTTTAATAAAAAATAAGATAAAACATTATAGGATATTCACTCAAAGAGGAGGTTTGACATGGATAAGACAGAAATCACAGATGATGATATAAAAGAGGTAGTGGTTAGGCTTGGAGAGACTACATCGCAATTATTAAGAGAAAGGGGGGTAAGTGAAAATTTCTTAGACTTTCCAAGTGGAAATATAGTTATTGAGTTATTTTGGAAGAATTTGGAACTTAGCTTTGCTGAAAAATCGCTTTTCATAATAAATAACTTCGATTTATCAAGTTATTATACTGAGAAAAATGGCGGGGTTGAGCATTGGATCATAGACGAATTGCTTGATTCTAATTTTGATAATACCCTTGAGGATATGTTGGTTAGGAGAAGAGTTAAGGAAGAAAAGGATAAGGTAAGAAGTATATTGAATCCTGAAAATGGTGAGCGTGATGATTTTAGAAAAAGAATATAAATTATCTAAAAATAATTTTCCTGTAAAATATAAAAGCCAAGCATTGATTTCTGGCTTTTATTTAGTTTGAACTTAATGGCCAGGTCATAATATTCATATCTGACATCGACTTTTTTATAATGCACTCCATATTGAATCCTTTAGTTTCAAAAGTGAACAGGGAACTTATTATTATGAAAATCAAGTTGAATCCGGTGTAGAGCTACTATGTGTCTGCTGAACCTATGCTAACCAGAAAAAATTGGATATAAACTCTGAAGTTATAAAATACATGTATAACCAAATATATACGAAAAGAAGCTTTGCAGACCACAAAAGGTAAAGTGTGAAAGATTGGTTATTTATTAGTTTAAATTACAATCTTTGTAATTTTATAATAACGCCCTTTGTATTGATATATTCGCTGAGTAAGTTAGAAACTCATAGAAGTGGCATTAACTAATACATTTATATAGTTCAGAAGAAGGAAACAAAAACCCTCTTCTTCTGAACTGTTTTTATCGACTATTTTATCAATGTCACTGAACTGACTTTCCAGATTCCTGCTTTATTCTTCATGCAATCAGCAACAACATGTTCCTTTTTAGCACCAAAGCTAATATAGACGTTTGTGCAGACAGGATCGAAATCAGAAGAAATAACATTCACTTGATTCCAGTCGTTTTCATAGTCTTGAGCCTTGATGAACATGTCTGCATCAGGAACATCTACATCATTGCTATTCCCGCTGTATAGCTTCTTCAAAGCACTGATCGTGTCACTGGTTACATACTTTGAAAGGGCAGAGTAATCAGTCAGAGGAGATTTATCCTGCATGAGCTGATCGACATACCATTTGTTGAAATTCAGCGCGGCTGTTTCCGCACCTTTAACATTAGAATCGGCAAATGATAAAGGAGTAAAAAGCATCAATGCTAAAAGTATTTTTTTCATTTTTAATTGTGCCTATAGATTACATAACTCGGGTGCTCAGTTCGGTAACTGGGCCCAGGATACATAGTGCGCTGAACAAAATCGCTTATCCATTGATGACCATCGTAGATGCAGGCGTGACCGTATGGATGACCATGTATAGGTTGAATGATGGCAACATCTCCTTCAATGGGGGTTCCATGAACTTGATGAAAGCCAGCAAGGATTAAATTCCTGCCCATATCTTTCGCATAAGGCGTTCTGGCTAGGTTAGCTCCACCATGTTGCACTGCACTGGTAACATAGTGAGCACATTTTCCGAGACTTCTGCTTACTGCATGCTGACGAGCGTAGACGGCTGCCCGATGCGCATCCCACATGATAAACTCCTTGTCACAACCTAATCGAGAGCTGGAATTTTGACCTCTTTCTTAATAAATATCAACACTCGCCTTAACTTAATGAGGTAATGGCAAGCCCACAAAAAATTTTTATGGCATAAACGGAATGATAGCAAAAAAGTACAGGACAAACTTTTTGTATAAAATATATATAGTCAGCCATACAATACCGACTATGATTGATATCGCTAATTGATGAGTTTTTCAGATATATTGGATTGATTATCGTCTCAAACCTGTCACTCTTTATCAGTTGGTAGAGTGTATATTTTATTGTTAAGGTTTATATGGTTTTTACCGTTCAGGCTTCCTTTAACGACAAACGCTATTTTGTTATAAACACATTTCTTATGCTCGCCATTAGTATCATCAAAGCAAGTATAGTCATCAATTGAACCATCTCTGGTTCCGGTTGGTAATTTTTCATAACCACCGAAATTCATGATGACAACTGTGAAGTTATCTGGGGTGTTGATAATATCATATTTATTCTGAAGCGAGTCTTTGTTTTTCAGCCACCAATTTATTTTTCCATCCGTAGTCATCGGTAAATTCTCTACAAAAACCGCACCATTATCAACCCTGACTATTTTAGCTGGTCTTACAGTAATCCATATGCAGTATGCTATTATTAAAAAAACTAAAAATGCTCCAATCCTTTTATAGTTAAACATTGTTTTCTCCTGTCAATGTTATAGTGGCTTCGAAATTTGTGAAAAATAGCTTTTGAGCAAAATGCTTAGCCCTATGTAGAACGAAGCATGATTAATTATTATCGATTCTTTAATTCAAAATAAGTCCCTTTCAGTCAAATGACTATGTATCATACATTTTCCGTTTTTGAGGTAAATTGAGAATGTTCTTAACATTTCCTGTGCAAAGAGTCACTCAAGCTCATACAAGCACTCATTGATAAACCACAGTCATGGTGGTGAGCACTTTGTTAAGGGGGCATATCTGGGGGCAGGTAACAAATTGAAATGAAAAAAATTATATATAGAACAGATGACTAGCTAGAAGGTTTGAATCCTGTAGGGCGCCAATATATTTCAATGACTTAAGCAAGCTTTAAACCTGCCTGATTTCCTCCTTGTGTCGTATTTGTGTCGTTATCACCCAAAAGTGAGTCAATTTTGCGCGCATGTTCGGTCAGGTGGTTAGGTGCCAGGTGTGCATACCTGCGTACCATTTCGATGCTTTCCCATCCACCCATTTCCTGCAATGCAGAAAGTGGGACACCTGCCTGAATAAGCCAGCTTGCCCAGGTATGCCGTAAGTCATGAAAACGGAAATCCTCAATGCCTGCCCGCTTGAGTCCTATCCGCCACGCCGTGTTATCATCACAGCGCATTTTCCGGACTGATGGCGTTTTGGTGCCGTCTGGTCTGGTTGCCTCTTTCGTGTGAACGAAAACCCATCGTGAATGCTTTCCTATCTGCTCCTTCAGCACCCGGCATGCGGTATCATTCAGCGCCACGCCAATAGCCTTGCCCGCTTTGGCGTTCTCCGGATTTATCCATGCCACCTTCCTTTGCATATCAACCTGAGTCCATTCCAGATCCAAAATGTTTGAACGGCGTAACCCGGTGGACAGCGCAAACACCACAACCGGTCTGATGCTGTCTGGCATGCAGTCGATGAGCCTGTTTGCTTCCTCTCTTGTCAGCCAGCGAATCCTTTTGCTTACGGGCTTCTTGGTCTTGATAACCGGCGCTGTCTTTATCCATCCCCACTCGTTAGCCGCGGCACGAAGAAGTGATCGCATAAAAGAAAGGTAATGGCTTTTGGTTCCTGCACTGACTGGCCGGTCTTTGTATTCAGGCACGGGCTTGCTGTCCCTTATGGCCGCATCGCGCTGAATTTCCCATTTACGGCGATGGTTGCGGTTGATCATCCTGCCGACAATCTTCTGCACCTCCTCGCCGGTAATAGAGGAAATATCCCGTCCTGAGAAATGGCAAAGAAAGAACTCAATCTTTACCTTGTCGTCATCCAGACTTCGTTTGTGCTCTTTCTCGTCAAGCCAGCGCATACAGGCCTCCTCGAAAGACCTCACAGGCAGGTCGCCTAACTCCTCAACCCGCCACGCCTCCGCTTTCAACCGGTCGTGCAGCTCCTGCGCTTGCTTTTTGTCCGCTGTGTTAAGCGATCGCCTATCAGGAGAAGACAATGACGCATGAACTAACAAAGGTAGATTGGCTTTTAGTCGGATGGGCGTTATTAGGCATGGCTGGTAGTGCTATGTGGCTGACTAAATTTATCATTGATCTGGTGTGGAAAATGTTCTGGCCTGAATCATTTTTTAAGAGCGAGCTTTACGTTTTATCAAGGCTATCAAGGCGACTCAAAAAGAACGGTTTGTTTCGGTGCGAAAAGTTGCGAGTCGAAATAGAGGTGAAGCATGGCTAAAGGCTTAAAACAGCCGAAGCCGAGAAAATGCAAAATCTGTCCTGAAAAGTTTATCCCCCGCAACAGCCTACACACCACCTGCTCACCTAAATGCGCCATCCAGTTAGCCACACAGCAATTAGAACGCCGGAAGTTACAGCGTGAGAAAGCTGAGCGCGCCGCCTGGAATAAACGCAAGGCCGATGTGAAGCCGTTAAGCCACTGGATAGCAATGACCCAGCGGGCGTTTAACGATTACATCCGGGCGAGAGATGGTGATGTCTGCATCAGTTGCGGGAGCACAACGGCGGTCAGCTACCACGCCGGGCATTTTCGGACGACTGCAGCGGCTTCGCAGTTGCGTTTCAACGAGGACAACACTCATAGCCAGTGTGCATCCTGTAATACCCACCACTCCGGCAACATCGGACCATACCGCATCAACCTCATAGCAAAAATCGGCATTCAGCGCGTCGAGGCGCTCGAATCAGACAACAACCCTCACCGATATACCCGTGATGAACTGGACGCGATTAGAGCGCGATACAGGGCTTTGCTGCGGGCATTGGTTAAGCAGAGAGAAGCAGCATGATTGAGAAAACAACGATTTATCTATTGGCTGGCATAGGTCTTTTTTCCTGCATCCTGTTAGCCTTCGTCTGGTTATGTTCGGCTGCAAGGGTTGTCTGGCTGTATTTCAACTGGAGCGTTTCCCAAGCGTTAAAAGCAAGGCGTCTGGCAAGAAAAATCAGGAGGGAATAAGCATGACCGAATACCTAAAAGCCAAATGGCGACGGCTTCTTTCCCATTTCCGGCCAATTTACCCAGTAATCCAGCCAGCACACATCCAGAGTTGGGACGCTCAACCGAGAAGGAAAAAGCGATGAGCCTTGAATCAACAGTTAAATACCATTATCCGAAAACGCAAAACTTCAGCGGAATGGCACCTCAGACGTCACCTGACACACTTACAGGCACTGACTATATCGCCAGCATGGGTATGGCAATGTCACGGGCTCAGATGGGTTACAGCGCCTTTATGGGAAAGGTTGGGATAAGTGAGAACGACGCCGCACGCGCCGTATCCCTGTTAACTGATTACGCTCTTCAAAACTGCGATAAGGTGGCCGCCTTACGCAAGCTCGATAAAGATATTAAGCGACAGGTAATGCAAACGCTCGCAAGTTTTGCATTTCTCGATTACTGCCAGAGCGCTTCAAGCAAGAAGCCGTGTAAATGCTGTAATGCCACTGGCTTCATCGACGCAGAAGTATTCACCATGAAATCACGCTTTGGCACGCAAAGGCCTGGTGCGGTGACGGAGATTAAGCGCGTTGCTGAGTCTCTTCCTGAAAATACGGCTTATCAGGTGCGTGATGTTGAGCGCGTTCTTTGTCCTGAGTGCAAAGGGAAGTGCGTGGTGTCATCAGCCTGCAGGGATTGCAAGGGGAGGGGCAAAGCGATGATGGAAGCAGAAAGTAAACGACAGGGCGTACCGGTAATGGGTGACTGCAAACGATGCAGTGGGCGAGGGTTCGAGAGAATACCTTCTACAGACGCCTATAATGCAATCTGTGATTTTACCGAATCGATCAGCCTGGATACATGGAAGAAAAGCGTCAAACCGTTTTATGACAGACTTATCGTCAAGCTTGAGATTGAAGAGTCTTGGGCTAATGCTGCATTGAATAAAGTTACCGCTTAAAGTCAGAAGCCCACCTAGGTGGGCTTTTTGCTATTAGTTCTCAAGCATTGGGAAGGCTAGGCCACTTCTTGTAAGCGAAGAGATAAAGAGTAAAAAAGTGCAATCCGGGAAAAGACAGCAGTAGTGCCATTTTCCATCCGAATCCGGCCTTCTGAGCCATGCGCAAGCATGGGATGAACATGAAGAACCAAATTATGAATGTCATTGCTGCTAGAGGGTTTGTGTTTTCCATCTTTGCTTCTCCCTAATATGTTTGGCATATGATATCGGCAAACTCCTGTAATAATTTAGGAAAATAACCATTTGCACCACCTCTCACCCAATCCATGCTACGATTTGCGCTCTGTTACTTCTGGGAATATGGGCATGAAATTAGCTTTAGCTGTGATGGGATTGCTGGTGTGCTCCGCGGCGCACTCTGATACACAGAGTGCTGCAGAAAATCTAAGCGACTGCGTAACCCATTATGCAGAGAGTCAAATCAAAAGCACAAAGTCAGCTGGGACCATCTCTAATGAATCTTTTGATAAATGTAGCGCTGAGATCTCTGAATACCATGACTCAATAGGCCCTGATAAAGCGCAGTGGTCTGGTTTAAGTGCACAACAAAAAGAAGCTATTTCAAAAATTAGAGACCAGACAACTTCCAAGGTTCGTGAGAGATTATCTGCACAGATCGTCACTTTTATCACAGAATCGCGCAAGAACTATTAACACGCTTTTGCGGGTTTATGTTGTGCAATCTGAAATAGCTCACTATTTTATCGTAGGCTATTTACTTTTCCCGAACTTGGGGATATGCTTTCTAACAGTTGAAGTTCCGTCTGGTTGTTTTCAGACAGAAATCAGTTCCAAATCTATGATAGTCAAAACGCCATGCGGTCTCACCAACTGCGAGGGCGTTTTTTATTTGTTATCGCGCAATATCTTAAAATAGCTAGTATCATTTCGTCCTTTAAGTAAAAGGACAATTATGCAAAATTTAGTTGAATACTCTTTTGATATCCCAAGTGATACTCCTAAGACTCTAAAGGGACTTGAGGGTTTTATAAAATCTATTTCTCATGTATTCGAATCAGCAATTATGGGGAAGTTTGCAGGCAATCGAGAGTACACCTACATCGCAGATAATTTGGAAGTAACTGAAATAAATTTAGACCCTTCAACCCGTGAAGGTTCTTTCAGTTTCAGCGTTGATGTGGATTTTTTCAAAGGTTGCAGCGGAATGGATGCTCTTCTAAGCGAAGATCTGACCGTTGAGTTCACCATACAGAATGGAATGTTGCTCTTTGTTCTTGATGAAACCCTCTGGGAAGCAAACTAAAATTGCATAATTAGATTATAAGGCACTGCTTCGGCGGTGCCTTTTTCGTTTCAGCGCCCAAGGATTTCCCTCTGAGTTCTTCCTGTGTCTTTTCACTCGGGTGCTTTTTATTCGTACAGCAAAAGGCCGGTTCATCCGGGCAATGCCGGAGACGGCCATGAACAGCAAACACCTATCTTCATCACCTGGCTTGCGAGGTCAGGTATGAATGAAAGTTTATTTACCAGTATCGGCGCATTGCTGCTTGGTGGCGGTGCAGTAGCCCTTTTCTGGAAGCCTCTTATCGCTGGCATAACTTCAATAGTTACAAACAACCGCGCAAGCGGAGACATTATCACCGGTTACAAAGAGCAGGTTCAGCTACTCAAGGAGAGCAATGCGCTACTCCGTGAGGAGAATGATGAACTGCGCGACCGGCATGATCGTAATCTCCGCCGCATATCCACTCTTGAAACTGACCTCCGCCTTATCAAGAACGCGCTCGGCATCCTTCTGGCTATGTCTGAGGCGACAAATTCTACGGGTAACGAAAGATTCAGAAGTGAAGTAAACAGGCTGATCGCCACACTGGAGGACGACAGCAATGCAAACAACAAATAAAACGGGGCATAAGCGAAATGTCATCATTGGATCGCTTCTGCTTCTGATGAGCGTCATCTGCATCATCATGACAATCATCTTTGTCTACGTCAGCAATCAGGCTAACGAGAGAATTGACGGCATCAGGTCCGACTACCAGAAAGTTGCAGAGCGCCGGGATAGGAAGGTAAGCCAGCTTGCAAAACAGGTTGAGCAGATGCAGAAGCAGCTAAGCCAGATACCCGACCAGACAGCCAACAAAACCGCCGACAAAGTTAACCAGGTAGTTAAAGAGGATGAAGCCAAATGACAGAAAGCAAAATCATCCCGATCCTGAACTACGAGGAAGGCTATAAAGAGTCTCCTTATATTGATACTCAAGGGTTCCCAACTGTTGCAGGCGGTATTCGTATTGGCCCAAAAAATGCCAGTTTGAGCAATTACACCTTCATCGTCCCTCGCACTGTCGGTGACGCATGGAAGAAAGTAATCGTCGACCAAAAAGTTATCGATATGGGGAGGTATCAGTCAATCGCTTCTGCTATGGCAGCCAGCAACCAACCACGGCGAGATGTACTGATTAGCATGGCATACCAGATGGGCGTTGATGGTTTGGCAGGATTCAAAAACACGCTGGCAATGATTACCGCCGGTGACTTTGGATCAGCAGCAAACGGTATGCTGAACAGCCTGTGGGCGAAGCAGACACCGAATCGTGCCCGCCGTCATGCTGATGTAATGCGCACTGGCACATATGACATCTACAAGGGCCTCATCTGATGGACTTATTCAGCATGCTTCGGGGTTCATCAGGCTCGATATCTCTCAGCCGAACACAGGCCGCCGTAGCGTTTATCGTTTGCTGTGGAGTTGTTGGCTGGCAGGCGTACAAAGGCACGCTTTCAGATGTCACTTTCGGTCTCTTCTTCGGCTTTGCGACAGCCGGTTACATCGGTGCCAAGAAAATCGCATCGGATAAGGACCTAAACGAACAGAAGCTGGATGCAGGAATAGATCCCGGAGCTAAACCATGAGCGTTGAATACATCCTCGGCATCATTGGCGTCATCATAGCTGCCATTATGACAGCATTCGGCATTGGTCATTCCAAAGGGAAGTCCAAAGCAGAGCAGGCAGCTGTCGAGCGGGAAACCCAGACCAATATCGAATCTATGAAGGCGGCCACACAGCGCCAGACTGAAACAGCAAAAGGGGCATCAGATGTTCAGGAAAGTGTTTCCCGTATGCCTGGCAGCGATGTTGATGACGAGCTGCGCAAAGACTGGCTCAACAAGGGTTGAAGTAGTGGACACAGCGTGTAACTGGGTAAAGCCAATCATGGTTACTGAAGCCGACATCATGACGATGGATGAGCGCACTAAGCGTGCCATCCTTACCCATAACAAGACATGGAAAGCCAACTGCCAGCAGGAAGCGAAATGAGTGGGTACTCGATTTACAACATCCTTTCCGGCGTTTGCATCGGCGCGCTAATTATGACTTGGATAGGAATATGGTTCTGGTCACGCCAGGAAAGCAGGCACCGTAATGAATTAAGCCGACTCCAGCAGCAAATAATCACTGAAGTTAAAAATGCGATGAAGTGCATTAAATAAATCTCTCCGACAAGGGATAACGGTTAGCCACGCTGTGAAGCGTTGCGAAGCTGGGTTAGTATGACATTTCACTTCATTGAGGGAATATCATGACTAAACAAGAATTGTTTTTATGGGGTGTTCAGACAATGGTGTTGAGCAACAACGGCAATGTAATGAGGAGTGATCCCGAAGGCAAGAAAGCGCATATTTATAGCGCGACAGGAATCTACAGCATTGTGCAGGACGCCATTTATGCTAGCGAAAGAATTCCTGAGAAAATGTCAGCAGAGGATGCCATTCATGATTTCTGCTTTTACATGCTAGAAAATCTTCGGCGTGATAATAAATGCCCTCATTGGTTCACAAGAATGTAGAAATAAGCCGCCTCCGGGCGGTTTTTTATTGCCACATGAATCGTGTCGTTTGTGTGGTAAAGATTATAGTGGCTTCACGCCAGTTTTCTTCGTTAAGAATTTTCTCTATGCAGTGTGTGGCGTAAAGGTCATCTGGTGGAGTGAAAGACATATATTCACTTTCGCTGGTTAACTTGAAGTCATGTATAGCTGCAATTGCTATGCGTCCTTCACTATCGATGTTACGGAAGCAAGAAATTCTCGCCTCATAAAATTCATCTGGCAAACCTTCTAACATGCAACCGGTGGCCCACTGCAAAAGCTGTTCATCTGAATACTCTGGCTCAGCGGTCAGCGCCGTCTGCTG